TCAAAGAGATATTTTTTGAAGCATTTCATCAAAATTGCCTCTGATTTTTTCCGAGGCATTTTCTTTCATTTTGTTAGTCACATGTGTGTAGATTCCCATTGTTGTTTTTGGATCACTGTGCCCCACTTTTTGCATGATAGTTGGTAAATCGACACCGGCTTCTGTCAGCATGCTAATATGTGTGTGGCGAAATATATGCGAAGTTGCATGTTTATCAGAGCCAATTAACCGCAAAATACGCTTGATACGATCATTCACCGTTCCACGGAAATAAGGATAACCATTTTTATGCTGAAAAACAAAATCTGCATCATGGAAATCGTCAATTAAAGTCCGGTATTTCATTTTATGTTCATCGTTTTTTCTAACTAATTCCCGCAGCATATCCATAATCGGTTGTTCCATGTCTATCGTTCGGGCTGTACTGTTTTTAGTAGTACCCATATCATATGTCCTCATATTTTCGTTATGTCCAGATATCGTTTTATAGATGCGTATTTGATTCCTATCAAAGTCCAAATCCTGTTTTTGCAAAGCATTTAACTCACCAACGCGCATTCCGGAAAACGCGAGAGTATAGAAGCGTTCTTTATCCAACTCAAGACCATATTTAAGAACGCCATCTAGAAACGTATCCAATTCTTTTCTTTCCCAATACTTTTCTTCAATACTATTCTTTTGTAGGTCCTCAATCGTTTTTGGCTTTTCAGGAATAACTATATCTTTAGCCGGATTAACCGTCATATAGTTATATTTCACCGCAAATTTAAAAATCAAATTAGCACATGCTTTGATTCCTAATAGTGTGTTTTTTGCAGTACCATCTGAAAAGACATCATTTATGACACTCTGGAAGAATAAATGTGTTAATTTATCAATCGGTATCTTCGCCATTTTTTCATTCAACCTTTTAATTTGTCCCATTCGAATATCAATAGTATTTCCTTTAACTTTAGTTACCCTATACATTTCCAACCATTTAGCAGCTAGCTGGTCAAATGTCACTCCTTTTACCTGTTTTGGATCCACACGAGTTTCAGTTTGTTTGGCTATCTCATCCCTTACTTTCTGTTTAGCCTCTTTTTGTGTCTTACCACGTCGCTTTATCTGATTTCTCTTTCCGGTAACAGGATTGGGAGGTGCATCGGCAATACATTCCCATCTCTTTTTACCCGATTTTGTTTTGATTTGTGTGCAGTACATTGCTCATTCCCTCCAATAGAATGCTATTTTTATACATTTCTAATCTTCTAAGAGCAAACTCGTATTCCACGTTAAACAGATTCATAACATCATATATTGAGTAGTCATATAGGTTGTCCAACATAAATGTTGGAATGCAGAAATGATAGGCAAATTGAGTCGCTTGATATTCTTGTAATTGACGAAACAAGTATGGCATGTTTAGTTGTTGCCCGACATGTCTTAAACGGTGTCCAAGTTCATGTCCAAATTGCTGCCATTCAACTTGTTCACTTGATTTTTCGAGTATGATATCATTCCCAAATCGAAACGTAGTTTTCCGATACACAATATTAATACCTAGTTTTTTTGCAATCACAAACATATATAGTTGATTCGGTTCTGTTATCCTCAATCGATAATATAAATCGGTTACAAAGTCCTCCATATATGTGTAAACCAACTAATTACCCCCATAATATAGAATGTATGTTCGTATTTAGTTTATAAGATAGGGTGTACAATTGAATGTACACCTTTAAAATTATGCTGCAGGTAGAGATTCACAAACTTCACCGTCATTGTCACTGCCATCTAATCTATGCGGATCTGCATCAGGTCCTCCAGCTGCCTCATAAAAATCCTGGGCTTCTTGTTGTGTGTCAAAATCTCCACAATCTCTGTCAGGTCCATTAGGGTCATACTTAAGGCCGTTAGAGCTTGAATTACTTGAAGTAGATTTCGGACTAGAATCGTTGGAAGAAGCAGTTTCTGTGTTATCGGATTGTTGTGATTCCTGGTAATTAAATCCGTCACTGGTCACATAATTATTCCGACTCCAAATGCCTCTCTCGGCATTTTTAGCTCTGTTTTGTGCTTTCATAAACGCATTACTATGCGTATAAGGTGGATCATACACATATGCGTATCTGGCAAGGCCTTTTTCTAGTAGCATTTTGTTAAAGTTTTGTCCATCTACCCATAAATAAGCTAGCAATCTACCATAATGATCTCGTTTTGGTCCATCATATTCAATCTGAACTTTCTTACCAGTAAGTTGACTTTTTGCAAATTGACTTGCTTCAGGTCCAAATGGCTGTACAGGTTCTGAAGGGTGAACTGTTTCAGGTGTGTCAACCAAAAGAAGTCGTACATCTTCGGTTTTTCCATTCAATCTTATCTCTATCGTGTCGCCATCAACAACTCGTGTTACTGTTGCTGTTGCATCGCCGGGAGTTGATGCCTGCTGTTTCTTTTCATTTGAAGAAATGTTGTCATTGTTTGATGTATTTTCTATATCTTTGTCTGAGCTATCATTACTTGTTTTGTCGCTTTGCTTTTTCCCTTCGTTGTTCTGATCGGTGTCTTTATCTTGGTCATTTTGTTTTTCTATATCATTGTTCTGTTTTTTTTCTTCATTATCATTTGATGTATTTTCTTTTTCAGAATCCTCATGTTTTTCTTCAGTATTATTTACTTCATCAGAAGCTGTTTGCGAACTATTCGCCGTTTCGGTTTCAGGGATTGGTATAACTAATATAAGTAAAATTGTAATTGCTAAAATAATTCCTGCGATTTTTCTGTTAAGTATATATAAAGACAACAAATTACCTTTTATCAAAGCAATTATCGAGATAATAAATGCTGCAATTAAAACAAAATTAAGTATTGTAAATAAAACACTGCCTATTCCAACTGTAATCATTATAATAAGCAATAATCCTAGTATAGCGCTATAACTGATTGTGGCTAAAACCATTTTCCATGGCGAGTCTGTCCTGAATCCAGGTATTTTATTCAATTATAAACCTCCTATCTTTATTGTTTTAGAATTTTCTCTTTTTCTACTTCAAACTCTTCCTGGGTTAATATTCCCTTTTCCTTTAAATCGGCAATCTTTTCCAATAATGCATATTTGTCTTTGCTGCCGGATGTACTATTATTCCTTTTTTTCTTTACTGTTTCAGGGTTGTCTATCTTTTGTTGAAGGTCTTGGATGAATTTTTCGTAGTGGTCATTTTTCTTTATTTTGTGGAATAGTTTTTTTGACTTACCTATTTCAATTTGCAGTTGATGACCTTTCAATGGATACCCGCTGTCTTTGACGCCATTAATGCTAGTGAATTTCCACTCCTGTTTAAATTGTGATTTTTTATCTTTGAACGCATATAACAATCGTTTGTCAGTAATTAAAAGGATGCCGGATATTTTGTAATCTTCAAGTTTTCCATAATCTGCACCAATAAAGTTAATAACTGATTCACCATCTTTTAGTAATTCTTCAGCGTACAGTATTGATTGCTTGTTAACATATAAATCAATCTCCATTTTTCCAATATTATCTGCCCCCCATCCTGATAAGAGGTTTCGAAAATGGTTTTCTTTCTCTTGTTTAACCTTTTTGCGTTCTTTCTTTTTTTCATCTTGTTTTTCTATCTCCTGATTTACTTCATCCATGTACTGCTTAAATTTGTCACGTAAACCCAAGTTAATCCCCCTTTTTGCTTTGTTTAAACTTAATATAATCATACACATCTTCCAGCTGTTCAGCAGTCATGTTGGCTAGATCGTTAAACATTAAATCTGCGTCCGGGAACTCGGTTGCTATTTTATAAATAATCTTAGTTTTGTCATTTTCTTTATTAAATTCTGTGTTTTCTGTTCTACCCATTAAATAATCCGTTGTCACATCGTAATAGTCAGCTATTTTTCTAATTAGATCCAGATCAGGTTCAACTCGATTATTTTCATAATGAGCATAACGCGCACGAGAAATACCAATCGCATCGGCAACGCGTTCTTGACTGATTCCTCTTTTATTTCTTAAATACTTAACTCGTTTACCAAAAATATCATTTTCTTTTTCCAACGAAATCACCTCTAACACCTCCATTATAGACTATAAGTGATAACTTTTTTATCAATGATAAATATTTTTTCAAAATACTATTGACGATAAGTAATTTATCAATTATAGTATAGATATTGATACAAAACTTATCAAAAGCGAGGTGAAATAAGTGGAACGAAAAACTCTTTTGCAACTTAGAAAAGAACAGAGTCTTACTCAACAACAACTCGCTGAAAGGCTGGGTATATCAACTGTTTATGTACGTAAGCTTGAAAAGGGTGTTGTGAATCCGGGAAGAGAAACACTTGTTAAATACGAAAACTTCTTTAATAAAGATATGAAAGCACTTTTCCCAGATATTTTTTTGAGTAAAAATGATAAAAAACTTATCAAAAATGCGTAGGAGGTATTTCATGAATCAACTTTCGAGAATGTTTGATGGTTACGAGCTAACAATTTATGAACAAAACGGACGAATTGAATTCCTACTCAAGGATTTATGCAACATTTTAGAACTCGGTCAAGTCGCAGGTGTTAAAAGGCGTTTAGATAAGGACGTGATTTCAAATCACCCCCTTGAAACATCTGGTGGAACACAACAAGCAACGTTTGTTAATGAAGACGGTTTGTATGATGTCATCCTTGACAGTCGCAAACCGGAAGCGAAGCGGTTTAGAAAATGGGTAACATCTGAAGTGCTCCCGGAAATTCGGAAAAACGGTTCTTATCAACTTGATACATCACAGCTTAGCCCTGAGTTGCAACTAATGAACAAAATGGTTGCGGCAATGGCTAAAAATGAACTCGAAACTAATGAGGCAAAAAGACTCGCTGCTGAAGCAAATCAATCAGCTAAAAACATTTCAAACATCGTGTCTATGAATAATGTTGAATGGCGCGACAAAGTAAAGGTTATCTTACGAAAAATAGCTAAGAACTGGACTGGCATTGAACCTTATCGAAGTGTTATCAACCTGAGTTACGAAAAACTAGAAAAGCGCGCCGGGTGCAAACTGGATATTAGACTGAACAACCGTAAAGAACGAGCGATAGCTCAAGGTATGAGCAAATCATATGTAAGTAAAATCAACAAACTTGATGTCATTTCTGAAGAAAAACGCTTAGTTGAAATCTACATTCAGGTTGTTAAGGAAATGGCAATTCAATTTCGCGTCAACATCAATGATTTTAAATTCGAGGATGTGATCTAATGCCAACATTCAGCCAGGAAGAAATACAAGAATTTGCATCTGAAATCAAAAAGCAGTTGTTACCAGTATTGCTTCAAGAACTACGCGAAAAACAACTGCCGCCAGTATTGACAAGAAAGCAATTCATGGAACTTGTCGATATTGGCCCAAGTAAATGTAATGAACTATTCAACCGGCAGGACTTTCCAGTAAATCGAGAGCTGGGCCATCCAAAAGTAATAACAAAAGATTTTTTCGAATGGCTCAGCGCAACTAACCAAAACGCAGACGAAGTCAATTTCAGTAAAACTTTAAAGATTATCTAATCACCACGAATCTAGCATACTATCAAAATTTGTAAATCGGAATATAGTAAGTTCCACAATTTAATAGGAGGGTGAACATGAAAGTAGGAAGTGCAATAAAAGGACTAATGGAAAGGACGGGGGTTAATGGCGAACAAATGGCTATGGATCTGCACACAAGTAATTCAAACATATCCGCCATGAAGCACAATCGCAGGAATATGCAACGAGATATCGCCGAATCGTCGCTACAACAGTACGACGATGCTACATACAACATGGAAATCACACACGAATTTTCACAAGGTCAGACAGCACCACTCATGGACGGAATGGCTATCGATAGAGCAAATCACTTAGCGGTGATGGTAGCGGCACAAAAAGAGATTGACGATGCCGAGGAAGTTTTACAGCTAGATAAGTTCTTACGAAATCCAGAACTGGCGACAGAGCAATGTAAGGAAAGTGCTATGACGCTTTACAAGGAGTCAAAGGAAGCTGCGGATGTACTCTATAATCTGTGCGCTAAGTTATCAGAGGCTTACGAGTTTTCGGCAAAGGAAATGAATCAGCAGTTAAATCGGAAATGGAAGGCCGGGGAGGTTATTAGATGAATTTCAAAGATCACTTTAAAGAAGAGGATATACCAAAAGCTGAATCAGCATTTAAAAACATCGTGGGGAGTCTTGAGCTAATAAACTCATACACGCAGAAAGGTGATTTCCTTAACGCTCAGAGAATGGCTTTAAGTCTTACAAAGTCACTAACTGATTTAGATAAGTTGGCGTACAAGAAACGAGCAGGTCATCGCATGTATTTGCATCATTTACTTAATCAGCCACAAAGGTGGTATCCACAATGAGGAAATTTTATGAAAAGGCAACCGACCCGGATATATTTTTCCCGATTGTTTGCCTAATCAGCTGGGCAGTAGTCGCTTTTATGATTTGAAAGGAGGGATTTTGTTGAAAGTAGAAGATTTGATAAAGCAAGGTGCAAAAATCGATGTCCATTTTCATAGATGCAAAAGCTATGACGAGGCTTATGAAAAGTTAAAACCTTTTGAGGAATATGGTTCTATCCAAGAGGCAACACACAAAGGATCTTACTGGCTAGAAATTAAAGGTGACAGAATAGAATTTGCTGCCTTTATAAAAAATAACCCGCCAAAATGACGGGCTAAATCAAATAAAAAATACACTAAATTGTAATTCAAGAATATCACTCAACTGAATATAAGGCAAGGACAAGCTGGTCCTGCCTTAGAGGTCAAGAGCATGAAATTTCATCCCCCTTTCCCAAGTTCACGTACCACATGTTCTTGACTTCTAAGGTGCGACCAGCACCACAGCGCGTTAGTCACCTGCTGTTAATTTGAGACGGAAAGGAGGGTTGTTCATGGATTTAATAAAGCTGCAGAAACATTCAAAAGCAGTCCTTGAGGCGAATAAAGATGGTGTGGATGCTGTATTCGGTAATGAAATCCTGCTTGATAAGGATTTGTTTCATTCATTAGTTACTGAGTACGATTTACGGACTACAATCCAAAATGTCAGAGAAGGCAGGTACCATGTTAGCTTTTCGCTAAACGGCATTCCGTATTACAGTGTTTTCACTGAAGCGGAATACCAGGTCCGATTCACAGGCCATAAAAAAATGACCAGCTGAGAACTGGTCATCGGATAATCGCTTTTTCATCTACCCATATTATAAGCGATTATCCCTATTATATCAAGGTGGAGGGAGATTACTCAATGAAGAGCATTAAACTTGTGAACTTAGTGTTAACCAATTTCAAAGGTATTAAACATTTTGAACTTGATGCCGCCGGTGAAAAAGTGAAGATTTTCGGTGACAACGCAACAGGCAAAACGACAATCGCAGATGCTTTTATCTGGCTTTTGTTCGACAAAGACAGCAACAACAAAAAGGATTTTGAAATCAAAACGCTGCATAATGGCAAGCCAATTCACAATTTGGAACATACAGTTGAGGCTACACTCCAAGTTGATGGCCAACAATTAACGCTGAAAAAAATCTTTAAGGAAAAGTGGACAAAGAAGCGCGGTTCGGTACACAAGGAATTTTCTGGCCACACAACCGACTATGCAATTGATGGTGTTCCTGCCAAGAAAAAGGAATTCACCGAAAAGGTTACTTCCATTGTTGATGAAGAGATTTTCAAGTTACTGACCAATCCGAACTTTTTCAACGAAAAAATACATTGGAAGGATCGTCGGGATTTGCTTCTTGAGATTTCGGGTGATGTATCGGACGAGGAAGTATTTGCTACAAATGAGGACCTGAAAAAGCTTGCAGATGTGTTGAGTGGAAGGTCCATTGAAGATCACAAGAAAGTCATTGCAGCAAAGAGGAAAGAAATCAATGAGGAACTAGACCGCATTCCGGTTCGGATTGACGAAATCAACCGAGGATTACCGGATGTAAATGGATTGGATAAAGAGCAGATTGATAAGCAGCTGCAGGGACTATCCAATCAAATTGAAAGCAAACAATCTCAGATTAATAACATCCGGAGTGGTTCTGAAGTGAATAAGCTGAACATGCAAATCAGTGATATAGACCTGCAAATTTCGGACGTTAAGAACAAACATAATCAAAACGGCCAGGATGAATTGTACAAGCTTAAAGCTAAACTCCAAGAAGAGCAATCCAACATCAGTGTACTGCAATCAAAAATAAACAGTAAAAAGCAACAGCATAGCATGAATAAAGACCACATCAATGATCTAATCGAGCGCCGCAATATGCTGCGTGATGAATACGATGAAAAGGAACAACAGGAATTTAATCATGACGAAAATTGCACTTGCCCTTCATGTGGTCAGGACCTACCAGAAGAGCAACGAGAGGAAATAGAGAAGAAATTCAACGTCAACAAGGCAAGTTTGCTTGAAAAGATTAAAGAAAAAGGCATTGAAGCTAACAACAAAATCAAGGCATCAGGTGAAGAGAATCAAAAAATCGCTGATGAAATCGGTCAGATTGAAAAAGAAGTCAGCAAGAAGCAGGAACAAGTTACTAAACTCCAGGAAAAGATTCAGGATGCAGAATCAAATGTTAAACCAATTACCGATAATGCAACCTATAACAAGCTTATGCAAGATAGACAAGCAGTAGAACAGCAGATTGAACAAATACAGCAATCTGTAGAGCAATCGGTTCAGGAAGTGCAAAAAGATATTCAGTCGCTCAAAGAAAAGCAAAGTGCGTTGCAGATTGACCAGAGCAAACTGGCTCAATCAGAGCAATCTCACAAGCGTATTGCAGAACTTGAAAAGCAAGAAGAGGAACTTGCTGCAGAGTTTGAAGAACTTGAAATGGAACTGCATCTTACAGAAGAATTCACACGGGCTAAAGTTAATCTACTTGAAGAGAAGATTAACAGCAAATTCAAGTATGCGCGATTCAAGCTGTTTGATGAACAGATTAATGGTGGACTTACTGAAACGTGTATCACTACTGTTGACGGTGTGCCTTACGGGTCTGGATTAAATAACGCAGCATCAATTAACGTTGGCCTGGATATTATTAACACACTTTCAACTCACTACGGTGTACAAGCTCCAATTTTTGTCGATAACGCCGAGAGCATCACGAAACTCATCGACATAGACTCACAGATTATCAGTTTGGTTGTTTCTGAGACTGATAAGGAATTACGAATTGAAAATAAAGCGAAAATTGGGGTGGCATAAATGAGTGAGTTCACCGGATGGAGGAGAACCAATGATGTTGATTTTGGCGATTATGTAGATATTGAAATGCATCGTTATGGTGTGCCGAATGAAATGTTCATTCATAAAGTTGTTGGCGCATTGGAATCTAATGTATGGATTGATGCCCCCTTAAAACACGATAAAGAAGAAACGCTGCACGACCATATGGAGCCTGTGCTTAATGTAATACAATGCGGAATCGATGAAACAAAAGTGATTAGGGTTGCGCAAAAATATTGTAAAAAGATAGAAAAACAGGAGGAACCAATCAATGAGTAATAACGAACTGGCGTTAGTTAAGAAAGATACTGTCGACGTTGTAGCAAATAAGGTTAAAGAATTCCAGGAGGCAGGGGAGCTTCACTTCCCTGCTAACTACAGCCCAGAAAATGCAATGAAAAGCGCATGGTTAAAGCTCCAGGAAGTAAAAGCTAAAAGTAATAATGGATATGTTCCGGTGTTGCAACATTGCACAAAAGACAGCATCGCGAATAGCCTGCTGGACATGGTTGTGCAAGGTTTGAATCCATCTAAGAGTCAAGGCTATTTCATTGCTTATGGTAAGTCACTCACATTCCAACGTTCTTATTTCGGGACAATGGCCGTTACAAAAAGAGTTACTGGAGCAAAATCGATTGACCCAGCTGTTATTTATGAAGGTGACGATGTGGAGTATGAAACAGTCAATGGTCGTATTAAAAACCTGAAGCACAAACAAAAATTTGGAAACATCAATAAAGAAAATATTACCGGAGCGTACTGCGTTATCGACTTCGGTGACGGTGATGTTTACACCGAACTCATGACTATTGACGAGATTCGACAGGCATGGTCTCAATCGCAAATGTGGGGCAAGGACCAAAAACAAGAGAAAAAAGGCAGCACTCACGACAATTTTAAGCAAGAAATGGCCAAGAAAACAGTTATTAACCGTGCTTGTAAAAGGTACTTGAATAGCTCCGACGATGGAAGCCTAGTAATGCAACACTTTAATCGCCAAGATGAAGCGATTGAGGAAGCTAGGGCACAAGAGGAAATCAATGAGAACGCCAACTCAGAGTTTATCGACATTGAAGCAACAGAAGTTCCAGAAGAGCCTGAAACGAATGATGCACCAGAATCAAAACAAGAAAGCCAGGAACAAACCACTGTAGATGGTGTCATGAATGACATGGAAGAAAGAGAAGCAGCTGCCGGAGGTCCGGGATTCTGATGATCAAGATAAAAACTTTAGCAAGTAGTAGTAAGGGTAATGCCTATGCTGTCTCAGATGGGCATACCCAGGTACTACTGGAATGCGGGATAGCGTTTAAGGACATCAGAAAAGCATTAAACTTTAAAACTAGCAATCTGAAAGGCTGCTTAGTCAGCCACGAACATGGTGATCACACTAAAGGTTTAAAAGACGTTCTGCGGGCAGGAATTAACACATACATGAGCAAAGGCACTAAAGAAGCGTTGAACACAGAACACCATAGATTAAAGCCTGTCGAAGCGCAAAAACAATTCACAATCGGTACCTGGGACATTCTTCCCTTTGATGTTCAGCATGATGTGGCCGAGCCTATGGGATTTCTTTTAAAGAACAAGCAGGGTGAGAAGCTGTTATTTGCAACAGATACTTTCTATATCCGGTATAAGTTTAAAGGCCTTACACACTTGCTACTGGAATGTAACTACAGTAAAGACATACTGGACCAAAACATTCTGGAAGGTAGAGTGCCACAACTTATGAGAAAACGCCTTATCCGGTCGCATTTCAGCTTAGAAAACGTCAAGGAATTCTTGAGAGTAAATGATCTAAGCAAGGTGCAGGAAATCCATTTGCTGCATCTGTCGGATAGCAATAGTGACGAAGAACGGTTTAAGCGAGAAATACAAGAATTAACTGGAAAAGTAGTCTACATCGCGTAAAGGAGGGTGTGAAATGAAAGGATGGATAAAACTTCATAGAAGCATCATGGAAAGTGGCACATTCCGTAAATTAAATGCTATTCAGCAATTAATAACCATCTACATCATCCTTAACGCGAATCATGAAGACGGTGTTTGGTATGACAAATATAAAGATGTTGAGGTACCCATAAAACGTGGTCAATTAATTACTTCAAGAAACAAAATTGCGAATGATTGGTTTTCCGGAGAAAAGGACATCACAGAAAGAAAAGTTAGGACAACTTTAAACCGTTTAGAAAAGTACGGATTTTTGACCAAGCAAACGACCAACGGTTATACCCTCTTAACTATCTGTAATTACAGCATTTATCAAGCTAAAGACAACGAAAGCGACCAAGCAAATGACCAAGCAGTGACCAGGCATCGACCAGGCAGTGACCAGGCACTGACCACAAACAAGAATGATAAGAATGAAAAGAATGATAAAGAAGTATCTACTTCTACGGACGCGATTGTTTTTTACCAAAATAATTTTGGATTAATCAAACCATACATCTCCGAAGAAATGCTTTATTGGATTGATGATCTTGGAGACGAAATGGTGACTGAAGCATTAGGAAGGGCACTAGACCGTGGTAAACCAAGTTGGGGCTATGCCAAAAGTATTCTTCAATCCTGGTCAGGCAAAGGAATAAAAACATTAGATCAAGCCAAGGCAGAGGAAGTCGAGTTCCAGAACCAACAATCTAGTAAACGTGGAAACTATCAACCTCAGCAACAAGAAATAGTCCCGGATTGGTTCAAAAACCGAAAACAAAAACAGCGTAATTCTGATTCTAATAACCAAAATGATTGGGAAGAAACAGCACGATTGCTAAGTAAATATAAAGCGAGTGATGGCAATTGAACACCCTGACCAGAAGTGATGCGATTCTCAAGCAGGGCGATAGCCATATCATATTTGGCGACAAGGACATCGATTTTGGGATGCCTAAATGGCAACGATTAAAGATACTCAAACTCTGGCAATCAGGAAAAAGTATTATTCATATATCAAAACAAGTCAAACGCAATCAGCATGAGGTGTTTTTCACACTCTATGAGTATCAGATGGAAGGCAAGATTGATGATATTAGGAGAGCATTTGCACAGAAATCAAGCCTTCTTGTTCCAGGAAAGGAGCAACTGAAATGAAGGAGTACAAAAAAGGTGACAAGTTCAGGCCGAGGGCAAAGGTCTTGAAACTCAAGGGTAAGGTGCCAACTGTTCTACAGATAGGCGGCAGGCGCTATGTGTTTGAGCCGGAAGGGAAGAGGCGGTGAACAATTGAAAAAGCAGCTTGATATATTCAGGGAAATCATAGTAGATAACTTTGCCGGGGGAGGCGGTGCTTCAACTGGAATCGAACTAGCAACTGGGCTGAATGTTGATGTTGCCATCAATCATGACCCAGCTGCAATCGCAATGCACAAAGCGAACCATCCAGAAACAGAGCATTATTGCGAAAGTGTTTGGGACATTGACCCTCGGAAAGTCGTACAAGGCAGGAAAGTTGGATTGTGTTGGCTGTCTCCTGATTGTAAGCATTTTTCTAAAGCAAAAGGCGGGAAACCGGTCAGCAAGAAAATTAGAGGACTTGCGTGGATTGCTCTTAAATGGGCGGCAACAGTAAGGCCAAGAGTCATTATTTTAGAAAATGTTGAGGAATTTAAGACCTGGGGTCCGTTAAAAGACGGAAAGCCGGATCCTGAACGAAAAGGAGACACATTCAAATCATTCGTAAGGCAGTTCAGGCAGCATGGATACGAAATTGATTGGAAAGAGTTAAGAGCTTGTGATTATGGGGCACCTACGACAAGAAAAAGATTGTTCCTGATTGCAAGGTGTGACGGAAAACCGATTACATTTCCGGAAGCTACTCATGCTGAATCAGATGACCTAAATGTTCAAATGGGGTTAAAAAAACCGTATCGAACAGCAAGAGAGATAATTGATTGGTCATTAGATTGTCCTAGTATTTTTACAAGAAAACGTCCGTTGGCAGAAAATACTATGAGAAGGATTGCAAGAGGTATTGAGCGATTCGTTGTTGATAATCCAAAACCTTACATTGTGCGGATTGGTCAAACCGGATTTGGCGGGGATAGGTTGCAATACAAACTTGATAGGCCACTAACAACAATTACAACAAAAGCAGAGCATTGCTTAGTTACTCCGTTTCTTTCACATTACTACACGGAAACAACAGAAAATGGGGTGAGAGGTCAAACGATAAATAAGCCTGTGGCAACTATTCCAACAGCTAATAGATTCGGATTAGTGGCAGCTTACATCGGACAGCAGTATAAACATTCAATTGGTCACAAGATAGAGCAACCATTATGGACCACAACGACGGTGAATAAAGCACAATTAGTACAAGCTTTTCTCATGAAATATTACGGATCAGATACGGGTCAATCATTAAAGGAGCCACTGCACACGGTTACTACAAAAGACAGATTCGGATTAGTCACAGTGGAAGGTCAAGACTACCAGATAGTTGATATCGGAATGAGGATGCTCCAACCACATGAGTTGTTTGCAGCTCAAGGATTTCCGAAAGAATACGTTATTGACAGAGACTTTGAAGGCAACAAGTACCCTAAAACGCAACAGGTTGCTAGGTGTGGTAATTCGGTTCCACCACCATTTGCTGAGGCATTAGTAAGAGCAAACCTCCCGGAAATGTGTGTAGATAAATACGAATATAAAGCTGCTGTGAGCAGTTAGGAGGCGAATCAATGAAACTAAACGAGTACCAAGACTTATCAGCAAGAACAGCGCAACCACATGAAAACGAATTGCTGAATTACGGCTTAGGGTTGGCTGGTGAAACAGGTGAAGTTGTTGAATTGATTAAGAAAAGTATGTTTCACGGCCATGCAATTGATTTATCCAAAATCGAAAACGAGCTGGGAGACGTACTGTGGTATTTATCACAGATTGCTAGATTAGCGGGGGTTTCACTTGGAGACGTAGCACAAGCAAACTTAGTAAAGTTAAGCACGCGTTACCCGCATGGCTTCACCAAAGAGGACAGCATAAAACGAAAGGATGTTGTGAAATGAATGATATTGCGGAAAGGCAACGGCAAAGAGCGGTCAATGATCGTAAAACCCACATCATCAATGAGCTTTACAAAATGGGTGTAAATAGAACGCCTGATGGACGTAATTTGGAAGAATGCACACTGTTCACACTTGAACCAGTTTATATCAACGAGAAATGCCGTATGGCAAATATAAAGCACCAACAGGGTGAACTAAAATGAATGGGATTAAATCCTGGTTCTTTAAACCGTTTGCCCACTGGTTTGATTGTAGGTTTAGAAAAATACACAGATATAGCGTGTACACACATCGGTGCATTGTTTGCGATAAGAAAGATCATCACTACAAAGAAGGTGAACTGAAGTGACCTACACCGGAAAGCGGGGCAGCGCTTTTGAAAACAGCTTAAATTACACCAACCAGATATACATAAATCAAGGACGAGCTGTTATTAACAAGCGCCCAACACCCGTAAAAGTACTGAAATCAAAAGGAACAAGGGTGTTAAGCGGTTTTTATGAAGAAAAATCTACGGTTGATTACGATGGGATTTACCAAGGGAAGTCAATTGTCTTCGAGGCAAAGTCAACAAAAGAAAAGCGGTTGCCGTTCAGTATTATTGCTGATCATCAGATTAAGTACCTGGAGCAATCCGAAAAGCAAGGCGCTGTATCATTCCTAATCGTGTATATGAATATCACGAGGGAAACGTACCTGGTACCTAACAATATGCTTCAGAAGTACATCAGAGAAGCGCGAAACGGCGGCAAAAAATCAATTCCTTTACGTGATCTAGAAGTATATGCGCACCTGGTTAAGTCACAGAACGGTGTTCCTTTGGACTACTTGTCAGTAGTCGATAGATTACTAGCTGCAGAAAAGGTGGTGTGAATGCATGGCGATTAAGTCCAAGAAAAACAAAGGGAATCTTCCAGTCTATGATTCAAACGGTCTTGTAACTTATGGTCGTTGGGTGAACAGAAGCAAAGGGAAGTTTGCAAGGAAGGTCCGTAGACAGAACAAATAATAATAAGCGGGAGGTTATCAAAATGGCAAAAGAAAATCAGTACATGGTTGATTTGAACGAATTTGCAGATGGTGCATTAGCAGCACGATTTAACGAAGAACTACAGAAAGTCCTAGACAACATCGCGGATCCGAACACTATACCGGAAAAAGCCCGGAAAGTGACAGTCGAGGTTAGCATATACGGGGATGAAAGACGGGATGTTGTGAATGCATCTGTTGTAGCAAAATCCAAGTTGCTCCCGGCTAAGCAGGCTGATACCAAGATGCTTATGGGTGCGGATGACAACGGAAATGTTGTCGGAAAAGAATTAAGGTCCGGTGTCAAAGGTCAGATGTTTTTCGATAATGATGGCGACGTGGCCCAGGATACCGGGGAGAAGGCAGAGGCTGAGGACGATAATCGGGTTATCAGTTTCCGGGAGCAGAAGTGAAATGAAGGTTATATCGATCATGCAACCGTGGGCAACTCTAATAGCTTTAGGTGAAAAGGTGTTTGAAACAAGGTCATGGAAAACAAATTATCGTGGAGAAATAGCCATTCACGCCAGCAAAAAGATTGATCGTGCAGCATGCAAGACTTCTCCCATAGTTGAGACGTTAAACAAGCATGAGATCGTCCTACTTAGTGATTTGCCCACGGGAGAGATACTTGCTATTGCCGAACTTGAAGAATGCCACAAGGTAATCAGGGATAATAACCATTCCGCCATCGTAGGAAACAGATGGGTTGTTTCGCACAATGAATATCAATTTGGTGACTTTAGCGCAGGTAGATTCGCTTGGGAACTAACTAATGTAAGGGCCTTGGAAAACCCTATACCAGCAAAAGGTCAGTTAGGGATTTGGAACTATAATAAAAAACTGGAGGAATGAAAAATGATTAAAGAAGCATTGCAGTATCTGGTAGGCATGGGGAAAGCAGAAATTCACGAGCGTAATGGCCAAGACTGGTCCGATAAGAAGCTGCACCTTCTGGAAGAGCCAACAGCTGCACCATTTACGGTTCACACATTATCCGGGCTGGTTGATTATTTGCAGTCTGAGGTAGATGGTTCAGAACAAGTTTTTGTTAATGTTATTAGTCCGGATGAGGTTAGGGTTGAGTCGCCATTGAACGGAGATAAAGGACGAGATTACTTTATACGTGCTGCAGCACTCACACCTGATTTTCAATTCGATCGCTGGTATGACCCTGAAACATTCAATATCAAGCTGCAGTCAGCATTCGTTAAAAGCACAGATCGTGAACTGGTATTGAAAGTTGTAGGTAACATTGAGGACGAAAATGTTACAAGGTATAAGGATGACGGAGTGTCTCAAAAGGTAGTTGCGCGAACAGGAGCAGCTAATGTCGGAAACGTTGAAGTTCCTAATCCGGTTATATTGGCTCCTTATCGTACCTTTGTAGAAATTCCACAGCCGGATAGTAGCTTTGTTTTCCGGATGCAGGATGGACCAAAATGCGCGTTGTTTGAAGCGGACGGCGGTGCATGGAAGTTAGAGGCTATCGAGGGAATATCAAAGTACCTGGAACAAGAATTGCAGCAGCAAATTGAATCCGGAAGAATTACGATAATAGCTTAATAGATTATGAGGGCTCGCTTAGTGCGAGCTCTAACCTAAGGATGTGACGTAATGAGTGCTGTAGTTATAGGAGTTTTATCCATTTCAACGTTTTTGCATATAGTGGCTCTTATTATGTATCGGATAGAGTACCTGGAAAAGAAGAGGGGTGTTGGTGGTGAGTGAACGGTTGGAACAGATTATCAGTTTACTAGGCGAACATGACCATTCGGAGGATTCATTGGAACAGACGGAATTAGCGAAGGAGATTTTTGATAAGCATATCGGTTGGCTTATCCAACAAGCCGAACGCACCAAGAAGCTAGAAAAGGATTTGAAATTTGAACGTCGTGCTGTTGCTGGATGGGCAAGGCAATATGATGATTTTGAAGAAAGAAAAGATGATGAAATAGAACGACTCGAATCCGAAAATGAACGGTTGCGAAAACAACTTGACGATTGGCAAGGTCGAACATTCAAAGCACAGGCGCAAATAGAAGAGGTCTTGCGGGACAAACAACGACTTCTCCTGAAAATGGGGAGGGAAGTGACGTGAGTAAATGTGTCGAATGTGGTGATAAAGCAACACACTGGTCTGGGAATCTATGTGAAAAGTGCTTCAGGACAATACTTAAAGAAAAAGCATAGGAGGCAGAGCATGAGGTTACATCCGGTACCGATTGATATAGACAAAAATAAAATTCATGTAGATGTCGATTTAGAAGAAGGAAAAACCCCCTTTATTGTCGTATATTGTCAAGGGGAAGCTAAAATAACCTATCTTCCTGAACACGGAGAGACAAAGGTGGTTACACATCAGGGGAAGGTGAAAAGGGTTAAGTTTGATGAGGGGGAAGATTTTTGACTGAATATTTAACTTTAATCACAGCGCTAGTTACGTTTGTTTTAACAAGCACATTTAACCTTATCAAGGATCGGAATCGTGTAAAAAAAGAACGACGAACAGTGATTTTACCGAAAAGAATAACTGGACCGTACAACTTTGACTTGACTTCGGGGATAATAAATGGAATGAAGGTGCAGGACATAAACCATCAACTACATCGTAAAGAATCTAGTGAACTTGGTGAGAATTACAAAGTAGACTTTCTTTTACTGCATAACGATTCAAATTCAAAAGTTATGGATGTCTATATAGAGTTTAATAACTCAGCTATAGATCACGATAAGAAACCTTTGCAAAGGAAATATGCTATTCAAGCAATTAAAGGTCAAGAAGCTGTATATATACCGTTGGGCACTCCGAGGACTCCAACTATGATAGATGATAAAAATCTAGTTGTTGAATATAAGACTGTTGAGAATGAAAGGTTTCGTTATGAAGAATCTCAAAAAAATGACGGAAGTTTTGAGAGAATTTTATACAAGTACTGGTTTAAATATAAAAGACCATTTATAAAATTTAAGGAATCAAATTATTTTTCATGGGAGATTCTTGATAAAAACAAATAAGTTCTACCAGCCAACTGGAGGACACTGAATGACAGCTTTACAGCTGCCGTTTGGTGTCCTTTTTCTATTTTAGGAGGGAGTCAAATGATTTATTTACTGATTTACCTAGCAGTCGGTCTGATTGTTTGTGTATTACCGGATGAACCGGCAGGGATTCAGAAAGATAAACGCATTGAAGTGCTGTTTATGATGTTTTTGGCAACTGTGGCTTTATTTTGGCCTGCATATCTAATTTACAAAATGGGGAGGAAACGAAAATGGTTATAGCGTTTCAAATAGTTTTACTGATTATCATATTTTCAGCAGCTGTCATGGCGATTACAGAAAAGCAGGATAAAGACATCAGAATTACATCGTTCGCGGTTAATCTGGCAGCGATCATTGCTTTTATAGTGAGTGTGATGTGGCTATGAGATTTTTGCAGGTATTTTGTTCAACAGTTGCAGTGTTCTTGATCGTATTCGGTATCGCAGGGCTGATTGCAGAAATCATGCGGATACAAATCACATTTGCTATATCAGTATTTGCGCTGGCTATTGTTGCGTATTTATTGAGCGATGAGGTCGTGAGGAAATGAAAATCATACTCAAATATAGCCAATACCGCAAAGATAAATATAAACCAGAACAAAAACCAATTAAGCGAAGTGTATATGCTGAGTTACTTTTCCGGGAAGGAGCTGGGTGGAATGAGAAAAAATGAAATAAAAGATATGCTGCATGGCTATCACTGGATGATTCAAACAATCGCACTCAAAAGAAGTGAACTTATGAATGATGCAGGAGAAAATATTACTTCAGAATACAGTATTGAAGCAACATTGCCGAAAGCTCCTTACAAAGTCGGTGATCCGTTATTTGTTGAGGTAAATCGACGAGAAAAAGAATATGACAGCATCAAAAAATTAGAGAGAAAAGTGATATTAGTGCAGCGGTTATCGAATTGCATTACTGATGAAAGGCAAAAAATAATTATGAACAAAATTATGGACGGTAGGAGTATGCGCTCTATATCAAGACATATGCAGATTCCATTGTCTAATTTAGCGAGAATCCGAGATGATATTGTAAACAGAATGCATTCGGAACAAATGGAACATTTGGAACAATCGGCACATAGTTGAATTTATTAAAAGCGCATCTGTAAAATGGGAGGAAGGAACGGCGCGGAAAATTATTACAGTATCAAAGCGCTAATTGCAGGAATTTCCCTCCTTTTGTCGAAGATAGTAGATAAAGGGGGAGACGAAATGGAGCACAGGAAATTAAATGCCGAAGAGTTATCTTTGTTATATAACTTTATTGAATCACTTAAAAATGAAGACGTAGACCTCTTCTGGAGTTGTCTATCTGAAAGATGTAAAGAGCTGATTAAAACGGAAGTAGACTTTTTTTCAGGAAAAGATAAAACAGAAGTATTAAAAATGGTTAAGGATCATTATGGTGAAGAACTTGAACATTTAGGAATAGGGAACATGATAAGATTTACTAATGAAGAGCTAACAAGAGGTTTTGGTTTTTTTCAAACAAATGTTAAGACTAATATACATTATCCATTCGGCGCCTCTGATGTTCATGGAATGGAAATACCATTAGAATTTGAGAATGGTGAATTCAAAATAAATATCTTAAAGAAAAATTAAGGCACTCAATGCGGTGCTTTTCTTTTGCAGGAATTCCCCTCCTTTTGTCGAAGTATTGGTGGGAGGGGGTGAAGCAATTGGCTAAAATAGGAATCAATGAAGCAAGGGTACGCGATATTCTTAAGGAAAATGACGTTGAAGATGAAAAAATCACAAAGGCGTTGTCGCAGATAATCGAAGAGAACAACCAAGCAATAGAGTCCAAGCTAGGAAGCGAAACAACAGAAAAGAGAATTGCTGATTACGGATAAAGAAGAGGTTTAAGATAAGCACCCATTGCGGTGCTTATTCTTTTGCACAAAACAAACTTAACTAGCACCGGGGGTGGGTGATGATGTAGCATGCCAAGAAAAAGAGATCCACGTCGTGATAAAGCATTTGAACTGTGGAAAGAAAGTAAGGGTAAACGAAAATTAAAGGATATTGCAGCTGAATTAGAAATAAGCGATTCACAAATTCGCAAGTGGAAAAGTCAAGATAAATGGAACGATAAATTAAAAGGTAACGTTACTAATTCGAAAAGGAGCGTTACCAAACAAAAATCAACTAATCGTATTAGAGATGCCACACCTCAAAAAGAGGAAAAAGAAGAGTCTTTGCAAAGCGATGAACTTACTGATAAACAAAGGTTTTTCTGCATGTATTACCTCAAATATTTTAGTGCTGCTAAGGCATATCAAAAAGCATATGGTTGTGCGTATGATACTGCTAAAGCACATGGGTATAAACTGTTGCGGAATGTTGCTATAAAACAAGAAATTGATGAGATGAAGGAAGAACAGGCAAATGGGATATTGCTTGATGCTCGATTTGTTCTGCAAAAATACATCGACATTGCCTTCGCTGATGTAACAGATTACACCATTTTCGGCAAAAAGGAAGTTCAACAAATGGGCATGTTTGGACCTGTTGAGGACGATGAAGGTAATCCTGTTATGAAAGAAATAAACTATGTGGATTTTAAGGAATCAAATGAAATCGACGGGACGATCATCACTGAGGTGAAACAAGGGAAAGATGGAGTGTCTATCAAACTGGCCGACAAGATGAAGGCTCTGGATAAACTTTGGGACTACTTCGATATGCTGCCTGAATCCACAAAAGATAAACTACAGCAAGAGAAATTAAAAGCCGATATTGCTAAATCAAAAGCAGAGATAGAGAAGATTAACTCCAAAGACGACGACAATAAAGAAAAAGACGTTGCAGCTGCTTTAAGGGGGTTAGTGGATGGAATTAACTCCAAAACAGACTAAAGTAGTAAACAGCGTACGAACAGAAGACCCAAAAATACTACTATTAAGTGGTGCTAAACGAGCTGGTAAAACCTTTATAGCAATTCTCTTATTCTTGGCACATGTAGCAAAGTATGAAGGAGAAGGGTTATCTTTCATTATTGGGGGCGCCACACATTCAAGTATATGGCGTAACATTTTGGATGATATGGAAAAAATCATAGGACGAGATATTAAGCTCGATAAGAAAAATGCATTTGAGTTATTCGGCAATAAGGTATACGTGTTTGATGGTTCAAAGTCCGATTCATGGAAGAAAGCTAGAGGATTTACTGCTGCAGGAGCGCTTTTAAACGAGGGAACAGCATTACATGACACTTTTGTAAAAGAGGTTATTTCTAGGTGCTCATATAAGGGCGCAAGAATTCTAATTGATACTAACCCGGAGAACCCAGCACACCCCGTAAAAGAAGATTACATCGACAAGGATGGTCAGCAGTTAGAGAGTGGCCGGTTAAATATCAGGGCATTTCACTTCACTTTATTTGATAATGTGTTCTTGGATCCTGAGTATGTTGAAAGTATCGTCGCTTCTACACCTACCGGAATGTTTACCGATAGAGATATTCACGGTCATTGGGTTGCAGCTGAAGGTGTGGTATATAAGGACTTCAATAAAAAGATTCATTACATTTCAGCAGCGCAAGCAGAAAATCTCAATTTTGTAAGGTACTTTGCTGGCGTTGACTGGGGATATGAGCATCCAGGTTCCATTGTTGTAATTGGAGAGGATGACCAGGGTTGTTTTTATGTCCTAGAAGAACATTCGAAACAACACGAAGAAATCGATTATTGGGTAGATGTAGCTAAAGGCGTTAAAAAGCGCTACGGCAACATCTTTTTTTATTGCGATTCTGCTAGACCTGAACATGTAACGAGGTTTAGAAGAGAAAAGCTGAAAGCGTTAAATGCTGACAAAGCAGTTGTATCCGGTATTGAAGAAGTAGCAAGACTATTCAAGATTAACAAGTTGAAGGTTATTAAAGACAATGTAAATCGTTTTGAGAAAGAAATATTTATGTATGTGTGGAACGAGAAAACAGGCGAACCAGTCAAAGAATGGGATGATGTCCTGGACTCGATTCGTTATGCAATTTATACGCACATGAGACCGAAGTCAAGAAGGACAAGGTAGGTGATAAACATGAAAAACTATGCTCAAAAAATCAAAGAAAATAATAACCAAATTACTGGTGAATTACTCCAGCAAATTATAGCCGACCATAAAGAAGAACGAGAACGCATGATGAATCTCTATGAGCGTTACCAGGCAAGCCAAAAAGGGGTGCCTATATTCAATCGCAAGCACCCGAATTATGACGAGTTTGGCATCCGTTCTGTTAAACGTATTGACGATAAGGTGAATAACACCCTAAATAATGCCTTTGATGGAGAAATTATCGATACTGCAACAGGCTACTTCCTTGGGCATCCAATAACCTATAAATATAACGAGGGGGAGGATGCAGCAAGAACATTATCAATCGTTAAGGAGATTGATATCTTTAATCTCCGTAATCATGTAGAGGATGCTGATGCTGAATTTGGAAAGATGGCCATCATTTGTGGAAAAGCTGCAAGGCTTGCCTATATCGAACAAGGTACCGGATATGAACGGATTAAAAACATAGATCCTTGGCAAGCGATATTTATTGGAGATAGCATTCATGAGCCAGAATATTCGATTCGATATTTTAAGGATTCAGAAGGAATAAATCGCGCCGAATTCTACAATGATCAATACATTTATCATTTTGTAGATGAAAACGGAAAATATAAAGAAGTTAGTAGGGAAGAGCATCTGTTTGAGTTTAATCCTCTTTTCGGACTCGCGAATAACAAGGAAAAGCAAGGTGACACTGAGAAGGTACTTGCGCTAATTGATGCGTATGATCGTACCCTTTCTGATGCTTCAAACGAGATTGAACAATACAGGCTTGCTTATATGGTGTTCAAGGGCATGAGGGCAGACGATGAAACGGCTGATGATTTACCGCGTACTCGTATTATTGAATTGTTGGAAAAAGACGATTCTGTTGATTACCTCACGAAAGATATTAACGATGATCTGATAGAACACCATCTTGATAGATTAGAAAAGAACATTATGAAGTTTGCTAAATCAGTAGACTTTTCCGATGAACAATTTGGCACCACAGTTACAGGAGTGGCTATGCGCTACAAACTCCTGTCATTGGAAAACAAGTGCATCACCAAAGAGCGGAAAATGACTGCAGCACTTCGTTATCAGTATAAAGTCATATTTAGTGCCTGGGCAAAGCGAAAAAACGTTGGTAAGGATGATTATTTGAAAGTAGGATTTACCTTTAAACGTAACCTTCCTGTAGATATAGAAGGGGAAGCTACTACCACAGCACAATTGCAAGGTAGGGTTCCTGAAGAAAAGCGTTTATCTTTATTGTCATTTATCGAGGATCCTAAAGCCGCAATGGAACAAATGCAGAAAGAACAGGATGAAATTGACGAGCACCAAGAGCCATTAGGCGGTGAGGGCAATGAACCAGCTTGAAATTGAAGAATACCTGGACAAACTAGCCGAACAGACCGGCTCCGAGATTGAAGAAGTGATTGTGAAGCGACTGAAAGTGATTCAGAACCGAATCGCGCAAATGTACGCAAAATATGCTGACTCAGACGGGGAGTTATCGTGGACTGATATAAACAAGTACAACCGATTCCAGAAGGAAATGAAACAAATCACGAAGGAATTAAATGCTGATTATCGCTACATCATTAAGAAGCTGCAAAAATCGAATGAGAACATCTATCTAGAAGGTTTTATGCGGCATATGTACTTATATGAGATGGCAACCGGAAAAGGCATGTATGTTTCAATCCCTTCAACAGAAACAATTAAAGGAATACTGCTAAATCCGATTGCTGAATTGACACTATCGAAGATTTTTGAACAGCATCGGAATGAGATAGTCAGGAAAATTAATATTGAACTCGGACAAGGTATTCAAGCGGGCGAAGGCTATGCAACAATGGCAAAACGTATTGAAAAAACAGTGGGATTCAGTCGAAACAAAGCCCGTCGAGTTGCAAGGACAGAAGGTGGCCGGGCAAGAACAATAGCAGGTGAGGAAGCTGAAAAGAAAGCATCTAAACATGTGGATATTACCAGCGTATGGATGAGTGCTTTGGATTTAAGAGTAAGACACTCTCACCGAGTGCTTGACGGTCAGAAAACAGACGATGAAGGCTATTTTCATTATCGGAGTTGGAAAGCCAAAGCGCCGCATTTATGGGGAATACCTTCCATGGATATTAATTGCAGATGTGTTAAATTACGTCTGGTAAACGGTATGCTTCCTGAATATCGCAGAGGACGAGATTACATGGATCCGGAATATCAACGTAAACTGGCGGACCGGATAGAAAAATATATGGCTGATGATGCTAGAACATACAAACAAGCGCTCAAACGGGCGAAGCGAGAGATTAAGCCACCTTCTACAACAATGCTTTATACAACTTTTGATGACTGGTACAAAAAACATGCTTTATAGGAGGTATGAAAGTTGGATTACACAGTTTTTCTTGATGATGAATTGACAATTATAGTTGACGACGTTCATAACATTGAAAACAATGACGACGAACTAATGTTCATAAATTCAGAGAACAAACTCGTTGCTGTAGTCAGCAAAAATGAATATAAAGCAATAGTTGCAAACAAGCCACAATCATGATTCGGAGGTGGTCCATTATCTGCCAACTGCAGGCAAAGCAGTATATGGAAGGGGTGAGAGAATGAAGTATCGAAAGAGGCCAGTAGTCATTGAAGCGGTCGAGTGGAATGGTGCAAACCATTTAATTACTGAAACATTTATGAAGGATTGCGAAGGTGCTCATGTGACTTACGAAAATTATCAGCTGGGTGAAGTCGTAATTCCTACATTGGAAGGTGAGATGAGAGCCAGAGTAGGCGATTACATCATTAAAGGTGTGAACGGTGAATTTTATCCATGCAAGCCAGATATTTTTGAAAAAAACTTATGAACCAGTAAATTGACCTGAGCAAGTCACTAAAAGGCTTTTTTATTATGCACAAATACAGACTTGTAGGCTCGAACTGCAAGGCTTAGGAGGAATAATCAATGAAATTAGAAGAAATCAAATCTTGGTTGGAAGAAAATAAAGAACAGGAAGACGTAAAAGCGTATTTGGAAGAACTTAGCGCCGTTTCAGCAGAAAAGGTCGAAGGGTTTCTGGATACGCCGGAAGGTAAAAAGCTATTGCAACCACGTTTAGATCAGAACTTTACAAAAGGGCTGAATACGTGGAAGGAAAAGAACCTTCAAAAATTGATTGATGAAGCTGTCAAAGAGGCGAACCCAGATGAAACACCTGAACAAAAGCGCATCCGTGAATTGGAAGAAAAGATTCAACAAACGGAAAAAGAATCTCAGCATGAAAAGCTCATGAATAAGGCGGTGTCTCATGCTTCTGAAAAAGGATTGCCTACTGACATTGTTTCTTTCTTCATTGGTGAGGATGAAGAAACCACCATGAAGAACCTAGAAACACTAGAAGAGAAATATAATGCCGCCATTTCAAAAGGTGTGGATGAGAAGTTTAAAAAAGATGGCCGCAAGATTGATGGTGGCGGAGGTGCTGACGATAGTGTTGGCGCTAATTTTGCGAAAAGTGCTAACGATGATAAATCAGCACCCGAAGTAGATGTATGGAAATAAAAAGGAGGAATTTTGAATGGTATATGTATCTGGAAAAACAACAGCAAAACAAATTAATTTTTTAGCAAGTGCTAAATTCGTAGCATTTACACGTCAAGTGAGCGATGCAGGTGTTACAGCTAATGCACAAGGTAGGAAGATTGTTCCAGCCGGCACTGTTTACCCTGCTAATGATGCAACAGCAGAAGGAATTTTACTAACTGATGTAGATGTAACGCATGGACCGCAACCTGGTTCCGTTATGGTTGAAGGTTATGTAATTGAATCACGTCTGCCAGTTGCACCAGATTCATTGGCTAAGCCAGAAATCCCAGAAATTAAATTTCAATAATGGACAGAAAAGGAGAATGATAGATTATGCCAAATATTTTAGAGTTATTTAGCCAAAAAGAAGTATTGAATTATCTACAAAATCGTGAATACCCTGCATTGCTTGGGGAGTCACTGTTTCCAGAAAATAAACGTCAGAGCCTAGAATTCGATCAAATCAAAGGGGCAGGAAAAACTCCTGTTGCAGCTAGTGTTCATGCTTTTGATACTGAAGCTGAAATTGGCAGCCGTGAAGCTAGTAAACAAGCACTTGAATTAGCGTTGATTAAGCGGAAAATCCAACTATCTGAAAAAGATATCGTAGCGTTGGAAAACCCACGTAATACAGCTGAGCAACAATATCTTATGCAGAACGTTTTCAATGATATGGACGTTCTTGTACAAGGTGTAAAGGCGCGTATTGAAGCTATGCGTATGGAAGTTATTGCAAACGGTACAGTAACCCTTGCGGAAAATAACCTAAGCGCAACAATTGATTATGGTGTTCCTGCTGAAAATAAAGAAGCGCTATCCGGTACGTCTCTATGGACTGACACTGCAAACTCTGACCCATTAGGTGACCTGGAGCGTTGGGCTGACCAACTAGATGGTAACGCTAGTCGCGCGTTGACTTCTAAGTCTGTTCTAAATGCACTGCTGCAGCACCCTGCCATTATAGATGCGCTTTATGGAAGAGGCTCTCAGCGGATGGCAACTCGTCAAGAATTGAATGCATTCCTACAGCAGCGCGACCTGCCTGTTATTGGGGTTTATGACCGTAAGTACCGAAAGCAGAATGCAGATGGCACTTATACCAGCAACCGTTACTTCGCTAATAACAAGTTCGTAATGTTCGGAGAGGGAACCCTTGGCGAAACAATTTACGGTCCGACTGCTGAAGAAATCCGTCTTACTCGTGACCCGTCCATCGAGACAAGCAAAGTCGGTAATGTTCTTGCTATGGTATATGAGGAAAACCTTGACCCTGTTAGTACATGGACGAAGGCGGTAGCGACAGCACTTCCTTCATTCCCTGCAGCTGATGAAGTATTCCAGGCCCAACCAATAGCATAAGGAGGCGTTCTTTCATGAAAGTAAGTGTTAAACAGATCCCTGTTCGATATGACGGCAAGTCATATCGGGCAGGTGATACTTTAAATATTAAAGAAAAATATTTCGATAGTAACATCTTTGAAGAAGTGGAATCAGAAGATGGGGATTTCAAAGAGTTATCGAAATCAAAGTTAAAAAAAGTAAATAATGATGATTTAAAAAGTTACTTGGACAATAAAGGTATTGAGTACACTTCTGAAGATACCAAAGACCAGCTGATTGCTCTAATTAAAAGTGAATCCAACGGCAGAGGTGATAACAATTTCGACTTAGCTGACTTATCTCTTGAGGATTTACAAGAGATCAATAATGAATCGCTTGAAGCATATTTGAAGTCAAAGGAAATTGATTTTCCGGAAGATGCAACGAAAGAAGACTTGATCGCTCTGATTAAACATCAGGAGCCACAGGAACCACAAGAACCAAAGGGTGATAATGATGGCCAAGAATAAAATAGTCGTTCAGAGGGGCAAAGAAAAGCGTGTTGTCCAACCTTCAATGGTACCTGAAGGATTTAGGTATGTCGAGGATTACAAGGAGCCCAAGAAGGCATCAAGTAAACAGAAAAACGCACCTAAAAAAGAATCTTCTAAGACTAAATCTAAGTCAAAGGATAAAAAGTAGGTGATTACATGGCCTTAATTGATGATGTTGCCATGATAGCTGAAGTGGATTTAACAAAGCATAGGGATTACCTGAAAACCATGATTCCAATGCTAGTCGAAAAAGCCCAAGATCATTGTAACAATACATTCGATGCAGACAAACCACCTGCCGGTGTAAAAGTTTTCATAGCTGAATCTATCCAGCATAAATTACAGTCGAAAGGCGTATCGTCCCGCCAAATGGGGTCTGTGAGTTATTCTTATGATACTGACTTGCCGGATAGAATCATGAAGAATTTACGTCCTTACAAAAAGGTGCGATTCAAATGAATGAATTCCCGCATAATGTGACATTTCTCACGTTTTCAGACCCCGAACCGGACGGTGGAGGCGGATATATTCCAGGTACAGGTGGTTGGAAAACATATGACACTATAGAAGGCTTTTTGGATACACCGACAAGCGAACAAATCTATAAAGCCCACCAGCTGCAACATCCGTTTGACAGGTATTTGTTTTTCCTTTACCGGACAGATATAACAGTTGCAATGCGCGTAAAATGCGAGAGTGATACGTATGAACTGGTGGGAAAACCACTCGACCAGGGCGGACAGCATGAGGTTATGAGGGTGTCTCTAAGGTTGATTCCTGATGCCTAGGAAGGCAAAGGTTCATGTTGGTAATAGATTGTTGGAAAAAGCATTGAAAGACTTTGAGGATCATGTAATTGACCGTGCAAGAGAGATTGTTCAGGAAACTGGGTTAAAAATATTCAATAATGCTGTTGCTCTTGCTCCAGTCGACGATGGTAACCTAAGAGATTCTATTACTTTTGAGAGTAGTTTAGATGGTCTATCTGTATTGATTAGAGTTGGTGCGGAATATGCAATTTACGTTGAATATGGAACGGGAATTTACGCTGAAAACGGAGACGGACGTAAGGAACCGTGGGTGTACTGGTCCGACAAATTAGGCAGGTTCGTTTATACTGTGGGAATGCGCGCTCAACCGTTTTGGCATTCCAGTGTAGATCGTGGTGCCAGGTATTTCAGGAAAGAAATGAAGAAATTGGGGTGATAAAATGACCCAAACTGCATTATGGCCATTACAACAGTCTTTGTATCAGAGAATATATAATAATGCCTCTGTCCGAGCATTGGTGACAGGGGTATATGACCATGTTCCCAAAACTATTAAGGATGAGCAGGGGAATGATATACCTGTACCCTTTCCTTATATCGTCATCGGTGAACCTGTTTCAGATCCATTCGATACCAAAACAACAACTGGTGAACAGATTGCACTGGTTATTCACGTCTGGAGCAAATATCCAGGTAAAAAAGAAGCATATGACATCTTAAACGCTTGTCTGCAAGCTACATCACGCCGCCTATCAATTGAAGGCGGTTTTTCTATTGAATTGCAGGAGCGCACTAATATGACAGTATTTGATGATATCGATGGCATTACACGTCATGGGGTGCTCCGTTTGCGATTCACGATTTACAATAAATAGGAGGTATGAGAATGACACGATCAGGTAAAAAGTCTATCTTAATGGCTCAATTAGAAGATGCAGTAATCGGTTCAGATGCATTTGTATTAGGTCACTTAACCGAACACACGCACTCAATTGAAAATGAAATATTGAACGAGGCATCAAAATTCGGCCGCATTAAAGAGTACGGTGAGAATGATGAAAGCTTCGATACGACAATGTATGTCGAAGAAGGCGATGCTGGTCAAAGTGCCATTAAGAAAGGTATTAAACAAAGGAAGAAAATAAAACTTTGGGAAGTTAATACAGAATTGAATGCGAATGGTATGCACGATGCCATTTTTGCTTACTGTATCGCTGAAAACTATGAAAAATCAAGCCCAGGGGATGGATTAGAAGAAATTACTTCAACATTATCTGTAATTGGGACTTCCCAAGATGGTGAACTAGCTCCATTGCCTCCTGAAGTCATCGAATTTGCTCAGTATGGATTCGAAACTCCGGGCGAAACAGGTGCTGATCAACCAGCTGCACCAACGAATCTGACATCAAGTAATGTCATGGCGACCACTGCTGATTTGAGTTGGGATGCTGTAACGTATGACGGTGGTATTTCTGAATATCGTATTTATCGTGATGGAACTCAAGTTGGTACTTCTGCAACGACAACATTCTCTGACAGCGGATTAACGGCATCTACAGAATACAGCTATCAAGTGTCTGCTGTTGGTAATAACGGTGTTGAATCCGAATTGAGTACTGCATTAACTGTAACAACTACTGCATAAGAGATTGGCTACGGCCAGTCTCTTTTATTTTATTAAGGAGGAACATTCGTGCCTATTCTAAACATTAATGGAAAAGACTATGAAGCAAAGGTCACTTTCAAGTTTAATAGTCTTGCTAAAGAAAAGTATCATGGCGAGGACAAAGAAGGCAATAAAACATCCGGAATTAATAACATTTATGAAAGATTATTGAATTACGACCATGAAGGGCTTATTGGATTTTGGGATTGTGCTGTAAATCATATAAAAGAACGTCCAAAACAATTTGAAATCGAGGAAGCTCTTATGGCTGCAATCGATAAGGAAGGAGACACCGAAAAGCTTTTTAAGGATTGTTTTAAAGCTATGGACCAATCGGGTTTTTTCAAAACACAAGCGAAGAAATTCTGGAAAGATCTAGAGAAGGCACCGGATTTCGCAAGCGACGAGAAGGAGAAGGCACAAATCGAGATGTACGTAAAACGAATGAAGGAAAGCAGAAAAACGATAATGAAATAAACATGTTTCAGGTTATTGAGGATGCAGCGCATTACCTGCAGGTCTATGACATTGATTTAATTTACTCCTGGACTCCCAGAGAGTTCAAAACGCTTGTGAAGGGTGCACAGCATCGTGAGATTGATGAATTCGAGCGTATGGCACGTAATGCGATGTTCAACCGATACGCCAACAATAATAAACATGCCCGTGAAAAGAAAATGTTTGATGCAGATAAGGCCAGGAAGCGACTTGATCAGGGTGACAAAGGATATAAAGACAGCAAAGTTATCGATTTTACACGCTATCGTAAGGCTAAAAAGGCTATGCAGCAGTATCTTTCTAAGCAAAAGAAGGGAGGGTGATCCATGACTGAGCGATTTATGGCGAATATCGGTGCCAAAATTAGAAGTTTCCAACGCAAAATGAAGGAAGTTGATAAGAAAGTCAGGGAAACAGCTATGGGTACCGAGGTACCTGTGGGTGCTGATATTTCAGAGGCAAACCGTAAGATGGGGCTCTTGCAAAAAGTTAAAGAATCCCTGAATGATAAGGTTGTTGTGCCGATTGAGGCAAGGGTTAATAAATTTCAGAAACAATTGAACAGAATAGCGAATGTGATGCAATCTGCCGGAACGGTAGCAGGTAGCTCCTTCAGAGGTGGCTTTATTGCAGCGTTACCTGCATTGGCACCAATCATTGCTAGTTCTGTAGGTGGGCTGGGCGGTCTCGCATCTTCTTTCACTGCATTAGGCGGTGGACTTGGAGCATTTGGTTTAGCAGCGATTGGTAATGCATCCAAACTCACTGACAGCATGTCTGATCTTCAAAAAATCAGAGATAAGATTGCATCCGAAAAGCAATCACTTGATCCAAACCAGGAAAAGATTAACGAGTTGATGAATGAGCGTAAGAACATATTAAACAACATGAGCGCAGCACAACAATCCGCGATGCAGCAATTTAACAAATTCAGAAGTGCCTGGAACAAATTTTTGGAAGTAACGCAGAAACCCGTGTTCAAAGTGTTTTCTGCTGGGCTAAAAACAGCCACATCATTATTGCATGAAATAAAGCCAATCATAAAACCTATATCAGATACGCTTGTAGACTTGCTGAATCAGTTTAATAATTTTTCAAAAACAGAACAATTTAGGAGCTTCATAGACTTCTTTGCTGGTCGCGGCTCGAGCGCACTTAAAAACTGGGGTCAGATTGCCGGTAATGCTTTTCGCGGATTTATGGAGTTAATGAAGGCCTTTGGGCCTTTGGGCGCTGATATGGAAAAAGGTCTAATCGGTATGACGAAAAGTTTTGCAGATTGGGCGGCAGGATTAAGTAAGTCAAAGTCATTTCAGAAATTTATCGACTTTGTTAAGACTAACGGTCCAAAAGTAATGTCTCTAATCGGCAACCTAACAAAATTTATCATTAATCTAGGTGTCGGTATGGCTCCATTGGGTTCCAAAATACTTGATCTAGTAAATGGATTCTTGTCATGGATGAACAGCATGATGAAAGCAAATCCGATTATCGGGCAAGTAATATCCTGGGTGACTTCACTTATAGGAGTCATTTTAGCTATTACACCCGGTATACTCTTATTTGGTGGTACGTTCATTAGTATTATCACGAAAGTCGGCGGCATTCTCAAATGGTTTATTGGTGGTCCGATCGGGTTATTAGTTTCTGCTTTAATCATGATTGTTCCGTTTGTGATTAAAAACTGGGATGACATTTGGCAAGGTACACAGCAAATATTTACGATGATTGGAAACTTCCTGAAAGGCATATGGACCTGGATAAAAAATATGTTCAATGGTGCCTTAAACTGGATTGATAATGTTACAAACGGAAAATTCACACTAATAACAAACACGATAAGAAAATACTGGAACATGGTCGGGCAGAACATCAAGGACGTATGGAACTGGATTAAAGGCTCCTTTAAACGTGCATTAAAGTTTATTAAAGCGATTGTATCAGGCGACTTCGGCAAAGCAAAAAACCTGATAAAAGAACAGATGCAAAAATCGAAAGAGTTAATATCTCGAATATGGAACCGTATTAAGAATTTCTTCAAGGATATTCTAACTGACATCGTCGGAGCAGTGGTCGGTAAGTTTGTCGACTTGAAAAACTCAGTTAAGGACGGGATGAACAAGGCTTACGACAAAGTACAGGACATTGGTGGTAACATCGTTGACTTTTTCGGAAATATTAACCTATTTGATGCAGGTAAAAAGATCATCGGTTCTGCTATTGACGGGATAGTTTCAATGAAAGACAAAATCATGGATAGGGTTAGTGATATTACAAGTGGTATACGTGATTTCTGGCCGTTCTCTCCTGCAAAAGATGGCGCATTGAGTGATATTCACCGTATGGATTTTGCAGGTCCTATCAGCACGTCGATTGCTAAGGCAAAAACAGGAGTTATGCGATCAATGTCCGGATTAGCGGGAGCAGCAAGAAGAGCATTTCAACCGAACCTTGCATTAGCAGACATGGGTGTATCAGCAACACTGGATGCATCGATTAGTAGCAGGGATATGAGTGCGATTAAAAGCGGATTGAGTGTGGATGTTGATGACTTTGAATTACCGCAGAATGATGAACAGTATGCTGTTTTTAATATTGGCGGATATGAGGCTAAAGGTGTTGTTAAATATATCACTGACGAACAGGAACGGGAGAAAGGTAGAAGGGAGCGATTTAGATAATGCTTGATATGACATATGAAGAGTACATGGGTGAAGTTTTCCATCTGTGGCATGACGGAACGGATTATTCTGAATACTTCGATGTTCTTGAAGTCACAGGTCGCTCCTTATCTCCTAATGAAATCAGTTCTGTGAGAGTTCCAGGAATGCCTGGTGCACATTTTCAAAGAAAACGTAAAAATGGTGTACCGTTAAAAGTAAAAGTGTTAATAAGGTGTAATACAGATGAAGAATTGCGACAGAGATTAGACACATTAAACGGTATGCTAGATACAGAAGATGAAGTACCGATTCAGTTCTCTGACGAGCAGGACAAAACGTACTTTGGGATACTCAGCGACATTAGTGAAGGTATAGAAGTGAATGGCAATCATATAGTCACAATCACTTTTTGGCGTTCAAATCCGTATAAATACGGCCCAGAACAACCTATCGGTCTAACCGGTCGAGGCACCATAATAGAAGTCCCAGGAACTGCAGAAACAAAGCCTATTATCGAGATAGACGTACTAGCACCTATCACATTTGCGATGATAAGCAACGGCACCGATTACATGATGATTGGTAACCCTACAGCAGTTGAAGAAACACCTGTCGAAGCTGAAACAAAAGTATTTCATCATGATATGGATTCTAAAACTGGATGGGTGAACACAAGTGTAATTTCAGAGGGTTACATCAACGGAACAATGGCGAATGATACTACGGGCTTTTATCCACAATTCGCCGAACCTAATCCCGGTGAATTCGCTTGGCATGGACCGGCCAAGAAACATAGCTTATCGGAAGCAGTGCAGGATTTCCGAGCGGATTTTGGTTTCCGTTTTTATGCTGAAAGTCGCGGTGGTACAGTTGGTCGGATTGAAATGTACGGATTAGATGCTTCGAATAATATCGTTTTCCGAGCATGGATTGAGGATAAATGGGACGGTTACGACCACTTCGGTGTTTGCCTGGAACTTGGGAATGGAGATCGTACTGAATACTTCACTCTTCCTAGAAACTTAGAGGATATGTACGGTAGGTTGAAAGTCATCCGCAAAGGTAACGAATGGACGCTGATTATTCAACATTTAAAAAGTGGGGCTGGCCGTATTGTTCTGAATGAATGGACGGAAATGCTTGAATCCGACTTAGTTATGCAACAAGTATCGCAAATACAGTTATCCTTCCAAAAGTGGTACGACACCGACGAAGAGGATATGGAAGTTCTTTTGATGAGGTTATATAAGTTGAATAATGTTGAGGGTACTCCATATATCGCACATACAGGCGACACGATACTATTTGACCTCAAAAATCACGACATTCGTATTAACGGCGAAAAGCGGAAGGATTTAAAAGACCGTGGAGCTACAGAGTTTGATTTATTGCCAGGCAAAAACAAATTAGCATTATTGCCAGACGGTGATGTTCAAGGGGTGATTAAATTCCGTCCAGCCTACAAGTAGGGAGGTGAGTCTATGGCGTTAATCCATATAGAAGACAAACAAACAAATAGAATACTAGATTATATCCCTGAAGAATATTACCGGAATGAGATTCGCAAACGTGAATTAAACAACAGCAGCGATGTTTTCGATTTTGAAACCTTTTCCGATAAATGGTTTTCCAAGTTTATTAATAACCAAAATCGTGTTGTCATCCCCGATAAGCAATTTGGCTTTGCGGAATTTGTGATAGATGAATTTGAGAAAACGATTGACAAACAAATAATAGTTTACACCACAAACAGCTTTTTGTTACTTAAAAAGAGTAAACCGATAGCGCCTTTTGAGTCATCAACCGACACCGCAACCAAGCACGTTACTGATGCATTAGCAGATAATGACGAATGGCGAGTTGGCAAGATATCACATACGACTTTGCGGTCATTTGAGGTTGAAGAATATACGAATACGTATAGCCTTTTAAAGTTAATTGCCAGCACATTCGGCTTAGAGTTACAATTCCGCATCGCTATCGAAAACGGCGAGGTAGTGCGTTACGTTGATATGGTTAAAAAAATCGGCGCATGGAATGGCTTTGAAATAGCTTACAGCTATAATATGAAAGGTGTTAAACGAAAAAGCAAATCAAGTCATATCGTCACCGCATTAATGGGTATAAGCCCTGCTGACCAAGACGGCAATCGAAAAACGGTTTTAGTCACAAACGAGGAATCTAGACAACGCTGGGGTTATGTCGGCAAAGACGGGAAGAAGCAACACTATTACGCTGTTTATTATCCCGAATCAACTGACCAAGACATGAGCGAAGATAGGTTGCGTACTTTAACCGAAAATGAACTCGAAAAGCGTATCGATGCTAAGTATGAGTACGAGGTAGACTTTGAGATTTTTGATGAAGAGGTCTATTTCGGTGATGAAGTGAGGGTGCGAAATGAGGACTTTAATCCGCCTCTTTATTTAGAAGCACGGGTACACTCGTTAGAAGAAGGGCTGAAAAAGTCTAGCAAATCAAAAGCTACACTCGGCGATTATGTAGAGTTTACACAAGCCGAAGCAACAGCGCTGTTTAAGCTATTGCAGAAAAAAGTGGCAAGCAAAATTGAACAAGCTGAATTACGACAATACACCTACGATAAACTCACAATCGACGGTAAAGATACAACCGTATTCGAGGAAGGAAAAACATTCGCTGAACTTCAAGCCAGCAACGCACAAACAGCAGCAGAAAGTCACGCTGATACAGTTGCTAGTCAAGCACAATCCGCTGCTGAGAGTTATGCCGATACAGTAAGCGGTCAGGCTCTGATTAATGCTAAGGCATACTCTGTTGCACAAACTGTATATGACAACAAAATGACCGAGATTGCGAATGATTTAGCGGATAAATCTAGCATTGCATACGTTGACGGTCAGCTGGTCGATAAGGCAAACAAGAATGACGTGTACACCATAGCAGAGATTGATAACCGCCTATTAAACTATGTCGGCGTGACAGAGTACCAGACGGATATTGACGGAATTGTGACGGATTTGGAAAGTCACAGTACTCGTTTAGGACAAAATGAGACAGCGATCGGATTGCATGCTAATAGCATTAATATGCTTGAGGATACGGTGAGTGACAATTCAGCTACTTTAAATGTGCAAGCAGGGTTAATAGCTAATAAAGCGGAATCAACTGTTGTGGACGATGTGAGCGCAAGGGTAACGACTGCCGAACAAAACATTAATGCGCTTGAAGGTGCAATTGTTACAAAAGTGGAAGAAAATGTTGTCAATGCACTTGAAAGCAGAGTAAGTAGTGCCGAATCGACAATTACACAGCATGCTAATTTAATAACTTCGAAAGTTGACGACGGGGAAGCGCGGTCCATATTTAGGCAAGAAGCCGGTTCATTTACTTTTGACGCAAATCAAATAAATTTCGATGGGCATGTGTTTGGTACGAATGCTACTTTTACTGGTGTATTGAGCGGTGTTACGGGGACGTTTAGTGGAACCGTAAGTGGTGGCAGGTTAGTTACTAACGGTTCAAATTCTAATGTCACTATTGTAAATGGTGAGATAACTGGAAATGTAAATCGAAGTGGTTATAATACAAGATTTAATCTCGATGGACTCGGTTTAAGCTTTAAACAAGACAACGGGAAGGTTAACTACATTGGAAGCGACGGAATTATGCTAAATTCGGACGGTTCTACTGAGGGCGGATGGACCGGTGGTGTTTCTGTATATAGTACATTAGACTATTCACCAAGAGGCGGCAGTTCATTAGTAGACGTAATAAATATTAGTGGTGGTGCTGACGGATTTATTGGCACAGACGGCGACCTGGTAATAAACGGGTGGATATTCTCACCAGCAATTGATTTTAATCCGCGGCAACCAGGAAGTAATATTTATTTACGGCCAGAGCATTCGGGCGCAGAGGTAAGGGCAACTGTAACATTGACGACCAACCAATACGTAGCAATGCGAGCTAAAAAATTTGTGGGCGACCCGAATGATTACACTTGGATTGAAGGCGAGGACAGGACGGTCATTATCCAATCAACTGGTGGCCAAGAAATATACATGAGAGCCAATAACGAGGTAAGGGCAGCTAAACCGGATACATGGTATGATTATATACCATTCCGTGCCAGTGGTTTTCCAACGGGGTCATTAGCTGAATATAAACAGGATATTGTACCCCATAAAGATAGTTTTTTAAAAGTAATTAACCAAGCAACCTTGTATGATTATCGATTAAAAACCGAAGCGGCTAATGGTATAGATAAAATAAGAACAGGTCTCATCATTGGGGAAGGTTATAATACACCAAACACAATAATAGATGGTGATGGCGTGGAGCAATACCTAATGAACAGCTACTCATGGGGAGCTATCCAAGAGCAATACCAACTTTTTTTGGGTCATAACGAGGAAATTAACTGGCTCAAGATGAAAACTCAATTGCAAGACGCAAAGATTATTAACCTTGAAAATAGAATCAAACAATTGGAAGGAGTTGCTTAAATGCAAATATCTGTACAAAATGTATTTAATTTAGCAGAAGGGCTTACAAGTATATCCGAAAAAGAGCTCCCTATTGCAGTAGCTTTTAAATTGCAACGAATCAATCGGCTTGTGGGAAATGAGTATAATACAGCTCAAAAAACACGCTCCAAGCTACTTGAGAAGTACAAGGAAAAGGACCTGGAAAACGGAAAAGTGAAATTGAAAGAGGAAAAACTGGATGATTTTAATAAAGAAATTGATGAGTTGATGAATCAGAAGGTCAAAATTGATATCCAAAAAATATCTATTGATGAACTTAAAAGCACAGGTGTTACCGTAACACCTAAAACACTAGGATTGTTGCACGCTATTTTAAAGGAGGAAAAGAAGAATGATTGAAAACATGGAAATTAATTTGGGTACCATTCAGTTTGTGACTGCCGGGGAGGAAGATTTAGTTCATATACATTTCCGGAGTGTTGATTCAGAAAATCAACTTAACATGAACGGGTATGTACCGGTAACGGTAGCTGAATATGAAGCTGACGCAAGTGTTGAAGGATTGAAAAAATTAGTAAAAAAGAAAGTATTAGAGCGCCTAAAGTAGAGGCGTATTTTTTATGTCAGAAATAGAGGGGGTCGAGCATGCCGGACAACAAGGAAGTGGAGGACATGAAAGAATTTATGACGGTTCTGATGGAAGTCAAGGTCTCGCTTGCTGACCAAAATGCCAAGCTCGACAGTCTACTGGACATGAAGCCAAAGATTGAATCGGCTTATGAGACGGCCAATAGTGCTGATTATCGCTCACGTGAAAATGAAAAGGATATTGAGCGTGTGCAGGAAAAGGTCAGCACAAAGGCTAACAAAGCGGATGTTGAGCGCATTGTAGAGGAAAAGGATAACTGGAAAAGGAACCTACCTGGATGGGCAGCGGTAGTGATTGCAGCTATCGCTTTAATTATGCCTTATTTTATTAATTGAAGGAGGTGATATAGATGGACAAAGGAACTGTTGTAAGAACTATGGCATTGGCCATTACATGGATTAATGTTGTTCTGGCTAATTACGGATTGCAGCCTATTCCAGTTTTGGATGAAGAAGCAATCTCTTATGGATTAGCTTTTATTGCTTCTGTGTGGACATGGTTCAAAAATAACTATGTGACTGCCAAAGGTGGATTGCAAAAGAAGGCTTTGCAGGCTCAAGGATTGGCTAAAAAATAATAAAAAGGAGATGTCACTTATGACTTTAAAATTATATTTGGATCCAGGACATGGTGGTAACGATCCAGGTGCTGTTGGAAATGGATTGCAGGAGAAAGATGTTGTATTGGATATGTCTTTGCAAATCCGTGACTATTTACTGGAACATTATGAAGGTATTGAGGTTAGAATGAGTCGTACTGACGATACATTCTTATCTCTGCAGGAGCGTACAGATGTTGCAAATGCTTGGGGTGCTGACATACTTTTATCTGTTCACGTCAATGCAGGTGGAGGTACTGGTTTTGAGTCTTATGTATATCCAGGCGTTGGTGCTGAGACAAAAGAATTGCAAGATAAAATCCATAACGAATTGATGAATGATACGTATGCAGATTTTCGGGATCGCGGGCAAAAAACTGCTAACTTCCATATGCTGCGTGAATCAGCTATGCCTGCAGTTCTAACAGAAAACCTGTTCATTGACACCCGTAAGGATGCTGATTTTCTGAAGCAGGAAAAGCAAAAAAGAGATTCTGCTATTAACCATGCGCACGGGATAGCTAAATACGCTAGCCTTAATCGGATTGAAAAGTCTAATCCTAAGCCGAATTCCGGACCAGAAGGATACGTCGGTAAGCGTGTTGAATCCAAAGTAAACAATTTGCGCTTCTACAACAAACCAACATGGTCAGATGACGGACTGGTAAACACCATTGATAAAGGCTGGGGATTTCCAGAGATTGTCGATAAAGTGAAAGTTGGATCCGGCCATCAGTATAAAGTCAAAAACAGCAACGGTGATGTGTACTATATTACTGCTGCTGAGAAGTTTGTACGTGTAGAATAA